TGATTAATTTTCTGCCTTTGAGTTTCAAAGGTATCGGTTCTTGCTACATTAATTGCTGGCATTTTTTACTAACTCTCGTAGTAGGGATTTGATCTCAGAGATTTCATTCTTCAACATATTTATGTCATCTAACGCGGAACTTAGCTGCTTGGATTTACGCCTAGCAGCTATAGCAGAATCGTCAAGATTAATGATGGCACCTGTGGTCTCATCTCTGACGAGACCATCATGCCCTTCAACTTTAATATAACCCATACGCGGAAATTAGAAGGATGCTACAGCGCGAATATCTTGTACTTTAGGAACGTATGCAGGATCCACTGTCTTCATTACAATTTTGACTGCAAATGATGCAAATTCAGGTAGATCTGCTACACTATACTTAAGTTCTTGATAAGAAGATTGCTTTTCAGTAACACCAGAAATAGTGTTTTCACTAGTAGCAATCTCTAGACCATCAGGAGATCCATCTTCATTAAAGTATACCCAATCAATATCCTCAAAGTTTTCTTGACTGGATGCTCCCTTAAATCTGTAAAGAACTCTTAAGTTAGAGATATCTTTAACATTTGCTGTTAGTCTAACATCAATCGATGTGCCAGGAGAGGCAATACCAACTTCTTTAGTAACGTACTTAGCGATAGAAGAACTATTCTTAGAAGTATCTTCTGCAACAAAGTCAATACCGTCAGTATATGTAATAGAACCAATTTCTAGATAAGAAGATTCTAGATCATCTTGAGTTGGATATTTAACAAAATCACCAACACGGAAGATGTCAGCAGTTTGTTCTGCTGTGACAGCACTTCTTACAAAATTAGCACTATCAACAATTCGTCCTGTGAAATCATCATCAATTGGTTGACTATCAACTCGTACAGTCAATTCTTGAGTTTTGTTATTCCAGATAACAGACTTACCAGTAATTTTGTTATCATAAGTTTCTAGGATAACAGCAGGGTTACGAGAGGTGATTGTAGCACCATCTGCAATATCAAAGAATAGTTCAACTGGGTTAGAATCTACAGTGACTGCTGTTAGAGACGCTTGATTTCCTAGAGAAACTGTCTCTCCTTTTTGGAAGAACTGAGATGTCTTAACTCTAACGTATACAACACTACCATTTACACGAGCAATCGTTCCAGATGCTTTAGTAGTTGCACCTTTAATAGTTTGATTTGCTTGTAGTTGTGTTCCACCATTTCCAGCAAGATTAAATTGATAGACAGGGAAGAACTTAATCTTCTGATCTCTTCTACCAAATCTATCCTCTTGACCAGATGCATTTTCAATTCTGCTAGTAGAAGTCTTAACAGTAGCACTGGAAAGATCAATAACAGGAGACAAGTGTGAAACTGTAGAAGAAAGAACCATCTTATATGTCAACGAACGATTTACACTATTAAGAGTTTCGTTAATATCAGAAGCAATCATCTTCTGGTTACTAAAGTAAGTAGGTTCGTTCAAGAAAGTTCTTTCATATTCAGACTGAGAATATGATGCGTAGTTAGTGGTTGAACTATCTACAGGAACTACGTTAGTTGTCTTGACATAGTTTTCTAGTTTTGTACCAGTGAACGACAAATAATTTACTTGTGGATACAGAGTTTCAAACTTTCTATTGTAAGAAGCATAGACAGTTGTTCCACCACCAAATGCATTGCTAGAAGCGTTTGCTGTAGATGTAATATTATAAGTATCAACACCACTATTTGAAATCTTGAATAGATTTGTGTTTAGGATGTCTGCTGTAATACCACCAGTCTCTTGTGCAGTTCTATAGAAGACATAAGATTTTCCACTATCTTCAAAACCATGGTCTCTGTGGTTAACCTTGATAATCTTATTGTTATTCTTGAATAGTTTAGAAGTTGCTTGAGTGTTTGCACTTGCACCAGTTTCAAATGGATTGTTCTGAACTTTCTGATATCCAAGAGAAGCGTTCTTAACAAGAAGTTCTGCTGGTCTTGTAATATCAAATTCAGCACGACGCATAGTGAATTTAAGATCTTCAAAGATATCCTCTGTCCAACTCTCAGTATTTTGAGACTTGAATACAGAACCGAGTGCAGGTTGTGTGGTGATAACAGTGCTGGTAGCAATATCAGTCTCACCTAGTCTAGACGCCCAGAGTTTGTAGTCAGTAGAATCTGTCTCTACAACTAGAGCATACTCAGTATCATTCTGTAGATATACAGGATAGTCAAACTCAAATGGTGTTGGTGTTGTAGAAGCAGTTACTCCATCTACATCTACCGCAACGCCCATTCTTACTGCTGGTGTGTCGATCTCGATAAAGGTTTGGATTTCACATCCACCTGCACCATTACCAATACCTTTGACAACAACAGAAGGTGCCTCTGTATATCCAAAACCAGATAGAGATACTTCAGTGTTATAAACCTTACCACCAGAAACATTTACTGTTGCAGTTGCAGTAGAACCGCCAGGAAGTTGTGGACTTTCTAGTGTTAGAATAGCACTGTCATAATTTTGACCAGGATTAGTAACTCTGATATCGGATAGTTTACCACTATCTTTTGCAATAGTAAGTTTTAGATCTGTTCCTCCTGTAGCATTCGCTAGAGTGACAGAAGGAATTACCAAGTCTTCGTTAGGAATAAATGATTTACCGTTATGGTTGCTAAGAACAATAGTGTATACCTGTTCGTTTGTTAGACTATACTTACCAGATGCAGTAGCAACTAGTTCTACATTGTTCTTATCAAATACTGCTAGGATAGGACCAGATGCAGCAGAAGAAGCACCAACTACACTTTCATCTTTGTATACAGCAACGTCACCATTGGTATAACACTTAAGGAATGTATTTGGAGATAGAACTTTCTCAGATCCAGGAACAACATTCTTTCCTGGTTTTTCTGCATCTACATTTGTGATATATGTCTTAACTGGAATATTGCTGCTCTTCTTACTGAAGAAGAGATCAACGCCAGTGATAAAGCATCCACCCTCTAGATTTTCTACCTTGAATGTTTGTGCTAGTGGGTTAGGTCTTACAGGATTGTCAGTGTTGCTTTCAATCAACTGAACACCTTCATTAGACTTAAAGTAAGAAGGTTTAGTTGATACAATGCTAGCAGGATTTTCTGGTAGAATACCTGTAGCATAATACTTGACTTCAGTGTAACTATCTACATCTGCCTTAGGAGCATTAGTAGAACTAGATGTAAATCTGAATGTCAAGGAACCAGATGTAATAGATACCTCTTCAGCATCTGTATCGTAAGCAACTGTATCTACATCTCCTGTCCAAGTTGCATTTTCTAGAGGTGGGTTGCCTGCTGGTACAATAATTAGACCAGATGCATTACCATATTCATCGGTAGTAATGCCACCATTAAATGCAGATAGAGAGTTACCAGCGATACCTGTAAATCTCAAGTCAGGGTTGACCCAACGATCAATGTTTCTACCCTCAAGGAAGACATACATCTTCGTGTTAGGTTTCATTCTTCTGATAACATATCTAACAGGAATGCTTCTTGCAAAGAATGATAGTGCGTTAGATACGATGTTACCTCTTACAGTCTTAGACTGTACACCCTTACCGATGTCATTATTCTGTGGACTGATGTTAGAAGAACTTGCAACAGAAGCAGTCGCTACGGTAGTAGATGCTTGTTGAGAATTATTCTCACCAAGGGAATTGATCGAACTAAATGATGGTGATGTACCAACCCAGTTAACAACGAAAGAGTTGTGAATACTAGAGAATGCCTCTTGTGTATCCTCTTTTGCCAAGAAGATATTGAACAAACTTGTATTGGTATCTACAACTAGTGGTTCTTCAGTTTGATCATACCATTGATCGATTGATGGAGACAGTTCACCATCACCAACATATTGAAGGACAACAAATGGGTTTGGATTGATTTCTTTAGATGCTGAGGAGTTACCAAGTAAATCCAAAGAAGAATATGGTAGAGATACAATATCATTGGTTTTCTTATAACCAGATACTGCTCTTTGATCCTCTCTAGTGTTAACTTCAACTAGTTTAATGCTATCTTCTTTAGACTGTGGACGTAGTACAGACTGCTGAGGATCAACTGCACAAATATAGTCAAGAGAAGTCAAGTTGCCAACTGAATGTGCTTCAAAGTTATCAACAAAGAAACCAGACTTAAATCTGTCTAGACCAACACTATCCTTGACCTGCATATTGAGAGCTTGTTGCTCCAGAATGCTGAGTGTGGTATAATATTCAAGACGTTCAATGCGTTTCTCCAGTTTACCAATATCACGCATGGTGTAGCGTCTATTGTCAACAGGGGTAATTCTTACATCTTTGCTTGTCTTAGTATATGCAGGAATATATGCATAGAAAAGAGCAACGGCATCTTCAATTGGATCTGGCTTTGTTGGGTTCAAAGAAGAGTTACCCTCTTTGACAATGAATTCACCTTTCTTATTGAGGAAGATACCATCAATACGATCCAGATACTGAACCTGACTGAACGAGAATGTATATTCTAATGAAGTATCAGGAGCAGGTGTGCTAGAGACAACAGCACCAGCACCTGCGAAAGATCCTTCAGTTGTTTCTAGTAGAGACTTATCAAGGTAACCTGGAATAATAGCAGTGCTATCTACCTTAGGACGGAAATCAATTACGTTCTTGAGTTCTACATTACCTAGTACAGGAGAGTTGAAAGAAGGAATTTCATCTTCAGGGACACCTGCTTCATGCAAGTAACTATCGATGGTTACAAAATCACCTTGAGATTGCTCAAAGTAATCAAATGCAATTACAAGTTGACCGATAGATGCTTCAAATCCTGGTTTTAGAACAATTCTAGAAACATCATATACAGTATCTCTTTGACCATCATCAAATGTGTAGCGTGTGGTAACGTCTGTACCAGACACTAGGTTACCAGCAGTGTCAACTTCAGGTGGTTGAGATGGTGTGCCCTCATAGACATACCTTAGTTTGAATACATCAGAGTAAGATAGTGTTTCGATAACTTCACTATCATAGTCATTACCTCTCAAAGGAATAACACGGTCACCAGATGCTGTGATAACAATTCTCTTGTTTCTTACAGCAGTCTTAAGTCTTGGTTTTGCGTTAGATACTTCTAGAGTTGCAGTCAACTTAAGTTTAGGGAACGAACCATTAGAAGGAATAGTTCCAAAGTAATCTGATGTTAGTTGTAGACTAATAGATCCAGAAGTAAGACCACTAGCAGTATCAGTAGCAGATGAAATATCTACAGCGTCTTCTGGAATATAAACAATGTCACCTGCAGTAATGTCAGGTGCATCACCTGGATCAAGTACAGTAACGATATAATTTTCTTCAGTGAACCTTGCAAATCTCTGTGTACCAAATGGCAACTGTGCAGCAAACGTAATCGTACCACCAGAAGTAGATGCTGTAGTTACAAAATCTCTACGGAAGTAATATTTAATCTTAGTATCGTCACCACCAGCAGAAATCTTTTCTACTTGCTTGCTACCTGTTGGGAACAACAGTGTACCACCGCTAGTATTTTCTGGTCTTGGTCTGAGACGAACGATACTGGTGTTTGTTACATTGCCAGGAAGTGCCTGATCTAGATAAATTCTGGTCTTGGCAACACCTGCTGCTTGTGTAGCATATTGTACAGTTGCACGAACGAGATTGTTATCTGCATCAGAGAACTGAACAAGGTCACCTTGCTGAACCAAAGCAGAAGCATCAGCACTGAAACTTGTAGATTCTACAAACATGGTGCCCTTTGCACCAAAGAAAGTGTAATCAGTTACTGCTTTGATATCAGAGAAAGACTGATTGTCTACAACTAGGTCAGCACTAAACTTGTTAGCACCACCAGAACCATAAGAACTACCAATAGACTTAACGTTCTGTGGAGTGTAAGTTGTTACTGCGTTTCTTACCAATACAGCACGGACACTAGCAGCACCAGCACTGTCACTAGTTCCACTAACAATAATTTCAGGTGGTCTTGTAAATTCTAGATTACGGAGGAATGCTTGATTGTTTACAACAACTTTGTAAATTTTACCACCATAAACAGTTGCTTCGATCTTAGAACTATCATATTCAACACCATTCAACAGAACAGCAGCATCAGCAGAATAACCTGATCCTCTATCAATTGTTACAAAGTGAGAGATAGTATTGTCTTTTGCAATTTTTACAGTGTTAGAATCTTCATCTCTGATTGTTTCACCAGATTGGAATTTTCCAGACAAAGTTTTAACAAACAGAATTCTATCTGTGCTGTATACACCAGATGCAGGACCTTCTACAACACCGTAAGCACCACTGTCTAGACCAAATACATACTTACCTTCATCAAAACCTGTTGGAACAGTTTCCAACATAATCTTAGTGAAGAACTGTGGATCAAAATATGAGAACCCAAAGATACTATTGTAACTAGCAGTTCCTCCTGCTAGACGACCCTTAGAAAGAATTACATCAGAATCAGCATTGAAACCTTCACCACGTTGCTTGAGGAAGAAGTTGCTTGGTTTTACTTTACCAATAACAGGAGTAATTGTAGGACGATGATCTACAACCTCACCCCAGTAATCAGTGTTTGTCTGTGCATCTCCAGTAGACAAGAATAGTTTTCTCTTCTTCTCTGTATCCCCTTCATCAAATTCTTGTAGGAGATTTTCTAGTTCTGCTTTATTACCAAATACAGTTAGTTCCAAGAACTGTTTGTTTTCGTTACTGTCAATTCCTGGTCTGTTAATAGTAGCAAATGCTAGTGTAGTAACAGTTCCAATAGAAGTTGCTGTGCCAGTTTCACTTCTGGACTTAATATAGTAAATTGTTTTATAATCTGATTGGAAATTAGCATCTGTAATAGAACCAAGATTTGGTTGACCATTCAATCCTAATACATCAATAGTAATAGTTTTGATTGCATCATTAGCAGTAAAAGTCAAACCACGTCTAGCGACAGTTTGTCTATGATCTGTTGATCCTTCAGTTCCGTTTGATCCAATAGATCCATCACTGAATGATCCATACAAGAATACATCAGGATATGCAGTAAGATCAGATCCTTCTTTGTTTAGAGGGACACTACCAAATACGTTAGTTACAGTAAATGATGGGAGACCCTTAGTCTTAATTGTTACGTTGTCACTAGAGAGACTTTCTCTTGCTTTGTTTACTTCAAGATACTTAGTTTCTTTGTTAACAATTTCATATCCTTTAATATATGCTTTACCAGGACCAATGCTGGTAACCATCTTTCTAGCAGCTTCACTGGCAGTCTTGCCATTGTATAGACCAAACTCATCAGCGCCGTAGATACCTCTGTTACCGTCTTTCTGCGCCCACTCACGCATGTCGATATCAAAGTTATCAACAACGTAATCACCACTCTCATCAAATGTTCTACGTGCTAGAGTTTGCTCTAGTACACTAAAGTCAGTAGAACTAATTTTTCTTTGTACAACACCTCTCTTGACAGTCAAGAGTTGAATAAAATTTTTATCAGTAATTGCATCTAGAGCAAACTCTTTAATTTCTAGACTAATCTTTAGTCTATGTGCTCCAGGTGCTGTATAGTTAGAAGAACCAATTGCATTATCATATAGAGTTGGATCTGCTTCTGGTGTTACAATTTCTTCTTTAATTGTAAATCCAACCTTTGCAGATGGTTTGTCATAATACTCATCAATAACTAGGAGTTGCTCATCGTTACGAACAAAATAACCATTGACAAAATAGATACCTTCTTCTACCTTAACAGCAGAACCAAATCCCATCGCAGGGCTTTCTAGAGAAGTTGTCTCTCCAGTATCAGGATTTGTAATTTGAATACTTGTAGGAAGAACACTACCATCAGTTCCAACAACTAGAAGTGGAGTATTGACACCATCGACAACTTCTAATGTTTCACCTTGACGGAAGGTTGGTTCAGTGTTAGAGTTACCACTGTTAATGTAACTTACAAATACTGTATCAGCAGTGCTCTCTGTTGCTAGTTTTGCGGATAGTACGGTTCCGACAACACCAGACGTAAGACCCTTTAACTGCTGTCCTACTAGTTGTGTAATATCATACTTCTTATAAACGATATCGTCTCCCTCTGAGATAGCAACCTCTGAGACAGATGATAGTTTAACGTAGTCTAGTTTTGTATTAAGACCTACCTCGCCAGGAATTACCTGCTCACCCTGCTTGAAAGCATACTTTCCAAAACTTTCAATCTGGTTCTGGAGAATGGATTGAACTTGTGTTAATTCTCTACCTTGAATAGAGTATCCAGGACGGAATAGAATCTTATAAAAATTCTTACTCGCGTCAAAGTCCTCGTAATAAGGATTTACATTTAGGTTTGTCTTCTGTGGCATCGTACTCCGCCAAATACTAGTATCTAGTCCCTAGTATTTATAGAGATAAAAAAAATCCCCCGATTGC